TACGGTGCGGCTGTTGAGTATTCTGTGCAGGATATTCGTGGCGCAGCTATGGCTGGTGTACCTTTGCAGGATCATGAAGTTCGCGCAGCTCGTCGTGCGTCAGAGCAGAAGCTAGATGAAATCATCTTAAATGGTGAGGCTAACGGCAATCTGTACGGCATCATGACACACCCGAACGTGCCTAGCGCTTCCGTACCGGCTGGCGTGTCAACGACTACTCCATGGACGACTAAAACACCTGACGAAATTCTGTTTGATCTAAATGACATGGTTTCAGATATGGTTGTTTTGACAAAAGGCGTTGAGGCTCCGACCGACTTGGTGTTACCTATCGCTCAATATGAGTTGATTAATAACACTGCTCGAAGTTCAACAAGCGATACAACTATCCTTGAGTTCTTCTTGCGCAATAATCAGCACATTCAACGCGTACATTCGTGGTATAAGTTGGCTGGGGCAGGTGCAGGTAGCAAAGATGTAATGATGGCATATCGAAACGATCCTGAAGTGTTGGAGACCGTGATTCCTCAAGAATTCGAGATGTTTCCAGCTCAACCTAAGAATATGGCATTTAACATTCCTTGCCACGCTCGTTTTGGTGGTGTTCGGATTCGTTATCCATTAGCAGTATCTTTGCGTATCGGCATCTAAATCGATATCAAATAAAGCAATAAACAAAGGCCCTCTTAATGAGGGCTTTTTATTTTCAGCAAACAGGTGTTAAACTAAACGCTCAATAATTTATCCAGAGGATGAAGTCATGACCGAAGAAAACAAAGATATTGCAGCAACAGAAACCGCGCAGATTGAAGCAGATCAACCTAAAACAAAAACGCGTTCAAAAAAAGATGTGTCAATTCACAACTCTTCAGCACGTCCCATTACGTTAATCGGTGATCGAACACCAGAAAGCAAAGTGACTATTTTGCCTACTGAGACTGTTCAAATTAAAGGTGATTTATGGGCGAAGCTTGAAGAAAACGAAGCCGCTCAGACGTATTTCACTATTGGCGAATTGAGAAAGGTGTAAATCATGACACCAATAGTTAAATATTTCGACTATGCGCACTTGCCGGACAAGCTAAAAGAAGTAAGCAAACCGTTTGGAGATCTCGCGTTACTTATGGATAAAACCATACATGACGGAGAAGAAAAAACAGTCGGCCTTAGAAAGCTTCTTGAGGCTAAAGATTGTCTCGTTCGCGCATCACTGGAGAAGTAAACCATGACCCCCGAAGAGTTCGTTTCAATCTACCCGACCTTTATTGATGTTTCAGATACGGATATCCAAGCCCAGCTTGACGCGTTCGCGCTTATTTATAAAGGAAGCTATGGTGGATTGGCTGATCATCTAACGGGGTTATATGTTGCGCACCAAGTGACCGTTTTCACACTTAATACCGGCTCAGGCGCACAGCAAAACGTCACCAGTCGAAGCGTGGCGGATATGTCATGGAATTATGATAAATCTTCAAACTCAGACAAGGCTGGTGATTTTGCCAGCACCAAATATGGGCTTGAGTTCTTCAGGCTAATGTCAATGTTTGGCCATGGCCCGATAATGGCAGGCGTATCAACATGAAAATAGATTACACGGCAGAACAGAAAGAATACGCTGAACAAATGAAAGATGTTGATCAGGGTACCATTGTTTATCTTCACCCTGGCGCTGTTTCGGGTGACGCATGGAATCCGACGGTAGGAGCTTCAACATCACACACATTATCCGGCTACTCTAAAGGAGTGTCTCAAAAATACATAGATGGCACGTTTATTGTATCGACTGATATTGAGATCACAACGGCGGCTTTTGCGGCTAGTCCGGTATCGTCAGGAACATTAACTGTTGACGGATCAGACTTGCAGATTATCAAAATAATCCAGATACCGGCGGCAGGAACGCCTGTAGCTTGGAAGTTTATTGTTAGGGCGTAAGTAATGGCCGTAAATCTTCAACAAATCCAAACACAACAAGAACGCGCCATACTTAAATCGTTTATGACTTCCGTTCAGTCTGTAAAAGATCAGGCAGTTATTGCTGAAATTGTTCGCTTGATTGAGCTTGGGCAGGTTGAGGCTATTGTTGATTTGTTGCAGCTTGATCCTGCTACATTTAGACCTCTTGAGAATGCCACACTGGCCGCTTATGAGATCGGAGGCGCAACTGGAGCGGCTCAGATAGGCCGCATTCCAACTAATGCCGGAACACTTGTGGCTAGGTTTAACGTGCGTAATCCGCGAGCTGAGGCGTTTATTCGTGATTTGTCATCAAGAAAGATTGTTGAGATAGCAGAAGAAACAAAAGAAGTCGTTCGCACTGTTTTACGGTCCGGACTAGCAGAAGGTGCGAACCCTAGAAGCACAGCTTTGGATTTAGTAGGCAGGATTGACCCAGTTACACGCGCTAGAACTGGTGGCCATATTGGGCTAACTAGCCAGCAATCACAGTGGATAGTAAACGCCAGAAAAGAGCTAGAAGAGTTAAACCCTAATTATTTAACTAGGGCGTTAAGGGATAAAAGGCTAGATTCTGCATTCAAGAAGTCTTTAGATTCTGGTGTAACAATGCCAAGCAAACAGATTGATACTGCTATCGCTAGAATGCAGGCTAGGGCTTTAAGGTCAAGAGCAGAAGCGATAGCGCAAACAGAATCACTTCAGGCTTTAAGCGAAGGACAAAACGAAGCCATCAAACAAGCGCTTGAAACAGCGGATCTTGAAGACGAATTTACACGAAAGTTTTGGGTATCAACAAACGCAGGCAAAGAGCCAAGAATTGAACATGCCGCCGTTGAGGCGAAATACAAAGAAGGTCTACCGATTGATGAATATTTTATTGTTGGTGGCGAGCCAATGTTAAGGCCGAGACAGATGGGCGCGAGTGCTGAGAATATAATTCGCTGTAAGTGTTACCTCCGTTATCGTGTAAATTTTGCAGGCCAAGCTGCAAAGAATATACGTGGCTTTGGTTAGATGATACAATTACCTTGCGCCTAGGCTGATCCCCGAAATCTGGCATACCTACCAGTTGGCGCACACCATTCAATAGGTAGCAAACTATAAAGGTGATAGTTTATGAAATTATGTTCAATAAAAGACTGCAAAAGACCGGTTGATGCAAAAAAATTATGTGTGTCTCACATTCTTAGACTTAGAAAGTATGGCGACCCTCTAGCGACTCCCATAAAAAAGCCAAAAGGATCAAACCATAAGTGGTTAGTTGATAACAAGAATTACGTTGGCGATGACTGCCTCAAGTGGCCTTTTTCGCTAACATCAAAAGGGTACGGGGATCTATACTACAACAAGAAAAGGACATCAGCATCTAGGGAAATGTGCAGACTTGCGCACGGAGATCCTGAATCAGATAGTATGCATGCTGCACATAGTTGTGGTAATGGACACTTAGGATGCGTAAACCCAAATCATCTTTCATGGAAAACACCAAAAGAAAACAATAAAGACAAAATAGAGCACGGGACATTGGCGCGCGGTGAAAATCATCATGCCTCAACTATAACAGAGAGCCAAGCTCTTGAGATAATAGAGCTAAGAGATACAATGTACAGACGGGATATAGCCGAAAAGCTCGGCATAAGTGAGCATGCAGTAGCCCACGTCTGTGCCGGCAAATCTTGGAAGCACCTGCATAATCAATCAAGTTTAGTTAGATCTAGAATGACCTATGGTGAAAACGCAAAGAGCTCAAAACTAACAGAATCTGACGTGGCTGAAATAAAAGCATTAAAGGGGGTTGAGATGCAAAAAACGATAGCTAAAAGTTTTGGCGTTGATGCTTCTACAATCTCTAGAATACATTCAGGCAATAGTTGGAGTCATACATCTAATGAATAACTTCCACAAACAAGTCCTAGCCTTTCAGCGTAAAGCAGAACTAGCTATGACCGCAACACTCAAAGAAGCCGCTCAAGATTTATCCGAGCAGGCCAACACAAGCAGGTTTAAGCAATCAGGTAATACACCTGTTGTCACTGGCTTCTTGATAAACAGCTTCAACGGTGCTTTAAACTCGATACCAACAGGTGAAGATACAGCACCAAAGGGATTTAAGAAAACTGATTATGATGCTGGGCCTGTTTTACTTGCGATAAATAAAGTAAAGTTAGGTGATAGGTTGGTGCTCGGCTGGAATGCGCGGTACGCGCAAAGAATGGAAGCGATGTACAGCTTCGCCCGTTTAGCCGCTCAAAACTGGGTACCAATATGCGAAGCCGCAGCTAAGCGGGTTAGAAGGGCGATAAGATGACAAACAACCAAATAAAAACAGCATTCTATGGCTTGCTCGACAGCGCAGCTTTGGGCTACGAAATAAGCTGGCCTGGTGTTAATTTCACGCCACCGGCTACCGGCTCATGGCTCGAAGTAATGTTCTTCCCGAACGAATCGCTCGATAATGGTTTGGCATACGATAGCCAAACAATACCGCGCGGCATATTTCAGGTATCTTGTGTGACTCGACCAGGTGCGGGAACCGTTGCTTTAGGTGCAATAGCTGAACAGATCATAACGACGTTTGCTAAGGGTACGACAATTACAGGTTCGGTGCGCGTAATTCGCAAGCCTTATGACATGGAGTTGGAGCCGTTTGAGGATAGGATTAAGATTGTTGTAAGTGTTGAATATTCAGGTTAGTATGTAATTGCGGCACGTCGTTGAGACGCCTGCATTTTGCGTAGATAGGGGGCACCCGAAAGACAGTTAGTCACTGTTTTCTACGCATAACCTTTCGACTACCCTTTGACTGAGGCGAATCAATATGAACAAAACATGCTCTTTGCCTGATTGTAATTTAAAGCACAAAGCACATGGCTTTTGCGATTCACATTATAACAGATATAGAAAATATGGTGATCCTTATTCAGGCAAAACAGGATTTGGAGAAGCAAAGAAATGGATAATCAAAAACAAGAACCACATTAGTGAAGATTGTCTAATGTGGCCATATTCAAAGTACCCTAATGGGTATGGAATGATAGGTAATGACGGATCAACTACTAATGCATCCAGAGTGATGTGTATAGTTGCACACGGATTACCTAAAAGTGATGACATGGAAGCCGCTCATTCATGCGGAAAAGGGCATTTAGGTTGTGTAAACCCTAATCATCTATCTTGGAAAACGCCAAAAGAAAACGCCAGCGATAAAATAATTCATGGTACAGTAATTCAAGGTGAAAACTCATTACATTCAAAATTAAACGAAAGCCAAGTTATTGAAATTTTCAAAAGAGCAAAAAAAGGCGAAAATCAAACGTTAATAGCTAATGATTACGGAATATCTAGGCGAAACGTGTCTAACATTAAGAACAAAGTATCATGGAAATACCTAACAGAACACTTATAACACACGCACTCAGTATTAAAGCCTGCCCTAAACAAGCGGGCTTTTCTTTTGCTCGCAATATGATAAACTCTGTAAAGCTAGTTCCTAGGCTAGTGTGATCGTCGAGATGACGAACAAGTCCAAATTTGGAGATACATATCATGGCAAAACAAGTCAATACCGGAACTACGCTTGGCGTAGTTGCATCATTACCAGCAACATTCGACGCCGCAGGCTATGGCGCGTTAACATTTGTAGAGGTTGGCGAGCTAATCGACCTTCCTGAATACGGCCCAACGGTTACAGTTGTAGAATCAAATCCTCTTAAAACAGGCATAACCCAAAAATATGCTGGCTTCACGAATTACGGTTCGGTTTCGCTCGGTCTCGAATGGGATCCAGCGGACGCAGGTCAAGTAATTTTAGCAGCCGCTATCAATCCAGGCGGTGCATTCGTTCCTCACTCTTTTGAAATAACCTACCCAGACGGAACTATTGAATATTTCCACGGGGGCGTATTTAGCTATACACGCGCGCCTGGCAGCGCTAACTCGATGGTGGGATCGACTGCAACCGTGGAAATTAACTCTGAAGTTATTCGCGTAGCACCATAAAGAATTGCCAGCCCTAGCGTAAGCGAAAAGGCAGACTCATCCACTGCCAGGGTTGGCTCCTAATTGGATGATAATTAATTACTGGATGACACTATGAATATTTTAAAACAGTTTGATACCGTTTCAGCTTCAGAAGAAGGCGCATGGTTGCATTTGTGCAAGCAAGACACCGAAGAAAAACTTTAT